ATATTACCTATTGATGTTCTCTTTTTTATTACTCTTTAATAATATACTTTTAATAAATATATTAATAACTATCTAAGGGACAGTATCCTATTAGGTTCCAGCTAAATAAGTTTATGATTCTATTGGGTTTTTTCTCCTTAGTGAGTAAAAGGGTTCAACAACGTATGGGTCTTGAAGCTCATAAAAGGTTAGCTTTCTGATATCTAGTTCACCCATTGATTCTTGGTATCTTTCAATACAGTCAGTGATAGTTACACCGAACTCTGTACAGAAGTTATCATCAACACATACCCATACAGGGTTAAGTATTTCTTTTAGTTTCATTTATCTATTCTCACTTTCTTTACCCACAATAGTTTGCCTTTGAGGAAAGCTTTTTGGATACCTGTTGTATCATCAAAGACCACGGATATCTCAGACTTTACCTTTGATTTGATTCTCAGGATAAGGTCATCATAGATTTCTCTTGCATTTGACATAGATAATATTTTCCTTTTACGATTCATCTTTAAGGATTGAACCTCTTTTAATCTTACTAACAAGAACGTCATATAGTTTATGCATGACAGCGCTGAAAGCAAGGTTATCTGATAGTCTGGCTAGCTCATGGTAGTCAAGCTTGCCTAAGCCTTCCAAAAGTGCTAATGCATCTTCTTCAGACATGACGATAGTGTATTCAACTTGGGTTTCTTTGGAGATTTTCATTCGTTGTCCTCTAGGTGATATCCGATTAGGTCAATGAACTTGACTAGCTCATCGTACTGGTTATAACCTTGGTAGGTTAAGGCTTTAGCGATTACTTCAGAGTTCATGAAGATAGACGCTAACATGTTATGTTCTTCGAGATTACTTACACTTATCCTTAGAGTGTATGGTTGGAATACGATAGGATAATCAGAGCATTTAGAGACTTCCATTAGTATTGATCCTCTGCTTCAAGTGCGTCATAGATGGACATACATATTGACGTCATACGCTTATGTACTTCTGGGTTGGTTACATTAGTTACGTCTGGTATGGTTGGATAGAATGAGAATAACGACATCATATCGTAGAATTGTTCTTGGGTGTCTACGGATATAGTTAACTCGAATGGCTGGAAGGCGACTGGTTTAAGTCGTCTGGTTATGGTTTTCATATTATACCTCAGTGATTAGTGATTGAACAGTTTCTGTGCAGTTGGTACATACGAACTCTGCAGTCTTAGTACCGAAAGGGCTGTGAGTGACGCTTAATACGTTGACGTCTTCTGAGTTGTATTCTAGATGACAGTCTTTGCAGTGGACAAAGTATAAGCTTTTATACATTTAGACTCCTTGTTTAAATTATTACTGACCAGTAACTTTTTAGACTGTGTGTTTAGCTTTTGACCACACAGAAATCCCTCAGGATTTCCCTCAAGTCTCGCCTCTTTCTCAGCGAAATCATCGAGTTACTGTCCTGAGAGGACTGTCTTTAGGGATTTAGCTTAGCTTCTGCTAAGACTTCTTGCCTTGCCTCCTCTGTTCTGTGCCATTTTTCCTCTTGTTTGAGGAAATCCCTGTGTTTTGTGATCTGGTACCATATACCTCTCTCTATTTTTGTCATAGAAGGAAGTTCTTCCATGATGTCTACTAGTGCATTTAGCTCTTCGCCTGACATATCTAGGTAATATCTACCATATGCTTGTCTTAAGAATGCCATTTTAGTGTCCTTCCAGTATTTGATCATAGATTGCTGTGTATTCTATGATGATGCCGTTGAGTTCTACCTCGTTTACCATGTTTTCCAGCACCTTTCGAGTGTCTGACACTGCGTATAGCAGTGTTTCTCCTGTTGTGTCTGGTGACATGACCACTTTACAGCCGAATTCCTTAACGGATTCGATAACTTCTTCTGTTGTACACCCAAAGTCTCTTGCTTTGAGTGGGTTTAAGAGTAAATAACGTGCTTTCATTAGGTTTCTCCTTAAGCTTCTACGATTTCATTGAACCAGTTAGCTGAAGACCAGCCTGAGGTTACACCGAACTTTACTTGTTTGCCAATTAAACTACGAGCAACTTTATACTGCTTACGTGCGTGTTCAACATCACGAGTAATAGACAGTTTACGAACAATATCGTTACTATCTACTGCATACAGGTATCTGTTTGATGAGTCTGTATAGACTGCCATCAATGTAGATGACTCCATTGTGAATGAAGCAGTTGTTGTGTCGCCTTTAGTGGCAAATCCGAATGTTAAGGTAGTCATATTATTCCTTTGGTAATGACTGTTAATGAAAGCTTGGTACTTACCCCAAGTGGTCTCTCCGTAAGCCCGAGAAGAGCTGTGATTAGATGTGAACGATGTGAACTGTTACATCTTCTTTCTTATACTTAATTAAATCTTTAGCTGATAATACTCTGTCGATTAACTTGTTTGTCTTATTGCAGTATACTAAGTACATATTAAGCCTCTTCTGTTACTTCGTTGATTTCAATAATAAGAATAGCAAATTGTACACCTGCTACTACACTTGCTACGATAAGACCTATAATATGGAACCAACCATACATAGCCTCGTATTGTATTGCATCGACACACCACACTATTAGATGTGACCACAATAGTATAAGAACAATGTGCATTAACTTAGTCATATTAATCTCCTTGAGTTATGACATACAGAGCAAGATCGCTCTCACATACCAACAGGCATGTGGCAATGATCTTAACCAACGATAGTAATACTCTTATCGTAGTCAGGGCGATAGTACGAGTAGACACCAACACCGTAGGGATAGTAGATACGACTCTCTACAGAAGTATGCTCAACACGGAAACCACCAGCAAGAGCAAGGGCATCGCACTCAGCACGAGTAACAACACGACGAGCAACAAACAAAGCACGAGCAGAAGAAAGAGAAAGAACCACGGGACACCTCCAAAAAAAAAAGTCAAAGAGAAGAAAGAACAACCCAAACCAAGACCCCAACAAAGAAGAACAAGGCAAGGAACAAAGGAAACAACGGAGCACCAGACAAAGCAGCGGCACAAGAGCACAGCAAGCCAAGGCAGGAGAGAAGAACAAGAGAAAGAGAAACAGAAGAAGGCATAGCAAACCCCAAAGCAGCGCAGAAAAGGAAGCCGAGACGGGCAGCGCCACGCACCGAAACGACAAAGCAAAACAAGGGGGGCAACGAAACCCACAAGGGGGAACAAACAAACAAACACAAATTTTTAAACACACACAAAGACATCTACCCCAGACATTCCCCAGCGACACCCTCTATAAAGGTAGGGGTACCCCAAAGACGTATACAAAAGATTACATTTCCAAAAATTATTGGAATTATTTTTTTAAATAAAATCAACTGGTTAGTCGGTACATAATAGAGAAACATTTTTATTACATAGGTATATGACAACACAAAACAATTCTGATAAGCTAGAGGCTCTGAGGGAATTAAAGAAGCGTGAGAAATTAAACGCTTACAAAGGCGACTTTGAATTATTCGCCAAAGAACAATTAAAAATCTTACCCAAAGACTCTTCTAAGGGATTCCAATCTTTTGAGTTTAATGAAGCTCAAAAGATTGTGAATGAAGCACTTGAGAAACAACTCAAGGAAACAGGGAGGGTCAGAGCTATTATTTTAAAAGCTCGACAGATGGGATTAAGTACATACACGACAGGTAGGGTATTCTGGAAGAGTTACTTTAATGCTTACAACAAGTCAGTAGTTATGGCGCATGATGCGGCTACTAGTGATGCATTATTTGGTATGTCCAGGAATATCATTTATAACATGTCTGATACATTCAGACCTGTGTTAAAGAAGTCAAATGCAAAAGAGATTATGTTTGAGCATAATGATTCAGGGTATCGGTTGTATACAGCTGGTGCTCCTGAGGCTGGTAGGGGAACGACTCCTACTATTGCTCACTTATCCGAGGTAGCCTTTTGGGGGCATGATGAAAAGATTCTGGCAGGATTATTCCAAGGAATATCCCAGTCTGAAGGGACTGAAGTTATTCTTGAGAGTACTGCTAATGGTGTAGGGAATTCATTTCACAGGTTATGGCAGGGAGCTGTAAAGGGTGAGAATGACTATATCGCTATCTTTGTTCCATGGTACCTGATGACGGAGTACCAGAGAAAAGCCCCTGAGGGATTTGAGAGAACAACAGAAGAAGAAGTATTAGTTACTCGATACAACTTAAGTAACGATCAACTATACTGGAGAAGGTTAAAGATTGCAGAGGGTGGTGAGAATAAGTTCCGTCAGGAGTATCCTGCGACACCTGAGGAAGCATTTATTGTTTCTGGCTCTAATGTATTTAACATTGAGAAGCTAAGTAAGTTAATTCCGCAACCAATATTAGCCAAAAGAGAGTTTAACTTTGAATCCTCTATGATGGAGGATTTAAGAGATGGATCTATCGAAATATTTAAGTATCCTACTTTTGAAGATGCCTTTGCTATCGGTGCTGACGTTTCTTTGGGTGTTGGCAAGGATTATTCTACAGCAGTGGTCATTAATGCCCAGAGGGAAGTGTGCGCAGTTTATCGCAGTAATACGATTGATCCTAGTCAGTTTGGTGATTTATTATTTTATCTAGGTAGGTACTATAATAATGCTTTGTTAGCAGTAGAGTCTA